GGGACACCGAAATACGCTACTACTGCCGCGCAAACTGTTCCTAATATCTCTGATAGAAAGACCCTGAATAGACTTAGGTTCTTACCTACAAACTATACTTTCCTTCAGGATGAGGAGTTCAAGAAGGAGAAGATTTACTTCAACACTGATCAGATGGCTAGGCTGATGAGAGCTTCAGGCAAGCAGAGATATCAAGAGGCTTTGGATCTCATCAACAGCTCAAAATACAACTCACTCACTGACTATGAAAAGCTTGAGGCTCTGAACGAGCTAGATAAAGACTATGTGTCAGCCATTGAACTTGATGGGCGTGGATTCAAGAATCACACCGTAGAGTTCTTCAACATTATGCAAGAGATTTACGAAGAAAGAAATGAGCGATAAGAAAAAATTCAAAGATACTAAGCTGGGCGCGTGGTTAGGAACCAACGCTCCCAAGGTACTTGATGTAGTGGGGGATCTGCTTCCAGATCAAGGCGCTCTTGGTGTAGTAAAGAACCTGATTCAAGGTGACCCAGACTTGGAGCCTTCTCAAAAGGCTGAGTTCGCACGTATGGCGTTTGAGCTGGAGTCCGCTGATCGTGCGTCCGCTAGGCAACGTGAAGTGGAGGTAGCGAAAGCTACGGGCAAGGTGGACTGGATGATGATGATCACAGGGGTGGTTGGATTGGCCTCTTTCCTTTTCACTATCTTTGCTGTAGTCTACATTGAGACCGTAAGAGAGAACGAACTGTTTATACACCTCATGGGTATGATTGAAGGTGTCGTTGTCGGAAATATTTTTGCATACTATTACGGAGCATCTGTAAAAAAAGATAAATGAAACCAATAAAGACATTCCGCAAGCGGAAAGCTAGAAAGATCCGCGAGGGCAAGGGGGTTCGGCGCAATCCTGATGGCACGGTGTCTACTCACTTGATGAGTACTTACCATGGTGAAAACAAACGGGGAAAGACTGTCCACTACGCAGTGCCAAGTATTGCTCCCACAGGTAAAGGCGGTAAGTATGAGCCCCAGTCTTTTGATCAGGCTTTGGAGCGTGGTGAAGTGTTTCAGTTTAGAAACAAAAAAAGAGCTGAGAAGTTTGCAAAGGGCAGTTTTAAGAATAAGTCGTTCAGTAAAAAGAT